ATTTACAGGTGTGTTATAATATAGTTCTTCTAATCTACCTGGTTGTGTAATTACTAATCCATCTCTATTTAAAGGTGATATCATCTTCTTCCATCCACATTAACGTCTGCTCTAAATGTTCCAAATCTCCATGTTTCATCAACAGCTGTATTTTCTATTTTAATATTAGCTAAACGTCCCCTTGCTCTTGTGTCTATTTTTTGTGTAGAAGAACTTACAGTAAAAGGCCCTAACTGTGAAGACGTATTGGTATCTATTGGAAAATCTTTTAGTCCAATCGTAATTACCGCATTACCTTGTAAGTTTTTAAAATCAGGTAGGAATCTACTTATTCTCATTAAATATTCACCATCGCCATCTTGAGGTATATCAAAATCTCCTGATAAAATAAATGCAGAAATCGCAGTTTCTGAACCATTTAGATCTATTATATTTGTTCCCGTTTCCTGCGCAAAATATTTACTAGCACCAAATGTATTAGTTGCTCCACTTAAATTTGTTACAGTAGGAGTTGCTGTTGATGTATATTCAGTAGCATAAGGTAAATCGTATGTAGAAGCATCATGATAAGTGCTTCTAGCTAATGTCATTGTTGACCATACATTTTCAACATAATTATAAACAACACTTCTATTATTTTGTACAGCTGGATTTGCTAAAGGTTTTCCAGCTGGATAAAACCAAACTATTTCATTAAACAAAGAATTATGAGACGCGTAGATGATTTCATTTGATGAATAATTTATACCTACATTGTCTCCAGTTGTAGTAAATACAAAATCTTCTACAAAAGAAGGAAGTAATTTTACTGTACCATCATACCTAAAGAAACCACCTCCAGTTCCCATCCAAAATACTTGACCATCTGCATATACAACAGCATGTTGACCAATACATCCACAGTTAGACCCAACTTGTCTAATAGAAAAAGTAAACGGTGGACCTACAAACTGCATCACATATGCAGCCGTGTCTGTTAAAATTAAATTATAGTCTTTACCAGAAACAGCAGCTACAATCTTATTCCCGGTGTCCAGTCTAAATGTTCCTGCAGTATTTACAGAAGTAGGAGCATAAACATTATAATTCTCTTGATCACTAAATCTAATGAACATTGGATCTTGTGTAGTATTGTCCCCTATTGTTGTTTCAGTACCAAAGTGAACTACGTGTCTATCTCTATCAGATACAATTGTAAGTCTAGTTGCAGTTGGTGCACCTGTCATTACCGTTGCTCTTTGTTCTAAAGGATTTGCAGCTCCTGCATCCCAAACAAATGTTTTACCATCTTTAATTGTTGCAATAAGTTGTTGTCCAAAATTATCTAACGACCAGGAACCAGGATCTAGAACAACTTGTGTAGAGGTACTACCTTCTCCCCACTCATCAGATCCCCATGTATCAGTCCCCCAACCATAACCATATGTTTGAATTGTTGGCCCTATTTCTTCATAAGGATTTATAGATGCGCCTCCAGCACTAGACATACCAGTTCCTGTTTCTGATATTGCCATCGTAATAGTAAAAGAATTGGTTGCGACTGTTAAAACTTCAAAAGTTAAAGTTGTAAAATCTGTTGTGTTATATCTTGTAACAGTAGACTCTCTTACTGCTGTAGTATTGGCATGAGCTACTGCAGTAGTGCCGTTAGTCCCTCTTGTGCATCCTGTTAAATCATTGGATGATTTACCTGAATATGTAATTATTTCATCTTCAATTCTAACTGAACCTGAAGATGAGAAAGATGATGCATCGGTTAATGTAATTGTTGTTGCACTATCAGTTATATCCCCATTAAGTGTTGTAGTTGCTCCGGGCACAGTTACTGAAGTAAATGTAATATATTCTCCAGCAATCAAATTGTGTGATGCTTTATTAACAGTTACAGTTGATGAACCATTTGTTGATGTAAATGTTGCGCCTGTAATTGCAGTTGCTAAAGGTGTAATGTCGTAAAATGCATCTTCATAATAAATATATAAAGCTTTGGATGTCCCGAGTGCTGCGTACTTTCTACCCTCTAAATCGTTCCAACAGTGTTGTGCTCTTGCAGGACCAGAAATTGTATGTTGACCTATTGCTTGAAAACCACCAATCTTTTCTGGTTGACCATATCTAAACCTTACAAAATCACTATCTATCCATTGGCCTTCTGCACCAGACGGTGTATCTGATTTATTAAGTCCTGGTCTTATTTGAACATTTGTTAAAGGCATACTGCATTTTACACCATTTTACAGCTTCTTCCAAGTAGACGGAGAGGGTATGTTATGCTCTGATTTTATACCTTCTTTCATAGTAAGCATCACATCACCTGATATAGATATACGGGGTTTATCTTTTGTATTCTTACCTGTTTCGTGAAATATCATAGATGGAAATATAACTAAATTATCTGTGGCTGCAGGGTATTCTGCTTTTGCAAAATTATTGTTATCCCATT